ACCCTTGTAGGACTGCTCATCACGGGTACCGCTAAACACGGACTTTGTAACGCCACCGTTAGCCCATGGCTGAACAGCAGGAGCTGCTACAGGTGCAGTCTCGCCGAGTGTCTTCATCATGTCAATGCGGGCTTCAATGTCTTTGACTTCCGACATCAGGCTTTTTGCCTGTGCGAGGTCACCACCGGAAGCGGCGAGTTCTTTCGCCGTTGCGATGTTTCCGAGTTTCTTCGACTCGAGTTGTTCAATCGTCATAGTGACATAATCTCCAAGCGGGCAAGAAAGTCTGCTCGCTCAGCGTCAGTGGAGGCTTTCACCTCCGGAGCAACGATGTCCGGTTGCGTCTCTGGCTGGTCTGCATCCCGCAGAGATTCCCAGCATTCAGGTGCCAGCCGCTTAGCGGCAGACCGGGAGAGTCCGACTGCATCCCGCAGCCGACGTTCTACACCCCGCAGGGATGCGGGTTGTATACATTTCTTACCGTGCATGGCATACAAGCCCTTTGCACGTTCGGCAAAAGCATCGACCAAGGCATTAGCCATGTCGGCACTTTCGATCACTTCCATAGCACCGGAGAGAGCATCAAAGTAAGCTTCTAGCCCTTCGTGTATCAAGTCTCCCTCAGCATCGGTGAAGACTGATGTGGCATAGTCAGCCGCTGACTGCTCCGGCATTGGAGGCATTACCATCTCTTCCATCTGTTCCATGTCCATATCCATCATAGGCTGCATGCCGTAGTACTCCTTTAGGGTCTTCACTGAGTTTCGGTACTCGGCTGGTGTCGGGGTGATGCTTGCCTCAGCGATAGGCCACCGTGTGATTTCAGCAGCAACGCCCATGCTCTTACGCTCTACCAGATGACCAGCAGCACCAGAGGAAAAACCCATCTTGCCTTGCTTGCAGAGCTTCGCAATCATGTTGCCATATTCGTCGGCCATGTCGAGCTGTGCCTCGTACCAAAGCCCGGTATCGTCCATCTTGATGTAGCCTGTACCGATGCTTTTCTTGCCGACAGCCGAATCCATACCGTGGTGGTAGTAGACGTTGAGCGGTACGCGCTGACCCTTGGCAACCGGAAAGCCGTAGTCGGTTGACTTCGTGAAATAGTCACCCTCAAGGTCGGCGGTCTTAGAATCACCAAAGCGCACCAGATAGCCCTTGACGTAGCCCAGCCTGTCGCTCTTGATACCGTCCACGGTAGATGTCAGCAAGTCCATACACCCACTATCCCACAGTGCATTTTTCATAGGTAGGTTGTTAGATCCGGTTGGTATCCCTCTAGGTCTCTAAGCGGTAGCACCCTTGTGGTAGGCCCCCAGTCGGCGTTAGGAACAACGGTTGCCATGTCACTGAGCGGCAGGCCTTCAGCGTAAAGGTTATACCGAGCAGTGCCGAGTATCTGCTGGGCTTCAATCTGTGTTAACCCCTTTAGAATCTCTTCACCGGTTGCTACCTTTGGCCGTGTATCAGGGATAGAAGAATCGCCGGTTATCTCAGCCCAGGAGAGCGTTTCCGGTATCATCACGCACCGGCAGTTATGAGATATAATGTTATTGGCGATGTACCATCCTGTACTCGTCTGGAGATTGTAAACATGACCGCTATACGCTTCGATTTGAACGTCGATGACCTCGTCGAGATTTATGAGTCCGGTAAAAGCCTCAAGCAGATTGCCGATTTGTACGGCGTTTCGCAAAAGGTTATTCGCACACGCTTGCTTCCGACTGGATGCATCAGAAAACGTGTTATTGATGACCTGCCCGAGCAAGCCATCGTGACCGATTACATAGCCGGCAAGAGCGAGAACAACATTGCGTTTGATTTCAATGTCGCTCGCAATGTGATTCGTAGAATCTTGGTCAAGAATAACATCGTTATTCGAGATCAAACCACTGCTAATAGGCTGATGATGAGCACCAGAAGTAGTGATGTCAACGCCATCAATGTGACTGCCGCACACAATGCAGTCCGAGGACGCAAACACACTTTCGAACATAGATGCAAAATCGCTAAGACCAGAGAAAGTCGAGCTGTCCCCGGCAGTGGTTATGAAATTGCCCTTGGACTCATGCTGGGAAATGAGTTTATCCCTCAAAAGGCTGTTGCTATTTACAACTGCGATTTCGCTTCCGGCACCGTCGCCGTGGAAGTTCATGGAGGAAACTTCCACAGTTTTGGTAGACACTCCGAGCGAAGCCTCAAACGCATCAACCACATCCTTGATAGTGGACTCAACATGGTTATAGTTTGGATTGACAAGCGAGTGCATCCGCTCACTGTCGGATGTGCTGATTACATAACTGCCTTTAGTAATCTTGCCAGCAGCGACCCAACCATTCGAGCTCAATATCGGGTGATTTGGGGTGACGGTAATGACGTTACCGCTTTTTACCCTGATCGTAACGACCTCACCCGTATACCACCTAGAGGATGTTCCAAGTAGGTCTGCATGAGTAACCTTGGTGTCAGGCACAAAGCAGTTCGGATGGCTTGGCATGATTTCATCGGTCTTTTGAAGCGTACCGGACAAAGCCAAGCAAGCAAGGCATACCCGCGCATCCTGCGTAGCTTGCCGCCTGAAGCCTGTAACCGCTGGATTCTCGGTATATAGTTGCCGCTGTGCTTCACGGCTTGCGCGTATCATCTCAGTACGGGCTATCGTCTCAGCTCTTGACTGACCAACCATGGCCACCCGTTGCAGTCTACGTGCCACGGTTCGAGGGCCTTCGCCAAGGCTGATGCCTTGTGCCAGACTTAGTTTCATAGCATCGGTTACAAATTGAGGGATTGTGTCAAATAACTCCGCCAGAGGGCTGCCATCACCAGCCATGCCGACAAACGTTTGGAGGGTCTCGTCAGGTAGGTTTGTCCATCCCAAACCAACGCTAACGTTGGCTGGCTTTTTTCCCGCTGCCGTTTCAACGAGGCGTTGAGTTGCCTCGTTCGCAAGGATGGCTGATTCGAGTTGTCCATCAGCGGTTATCTTTGCCCCCTCGATGCTAAACTTCTTTAGGTTTTGTCCTAGTTCCTCAATGTTACTAATGATGCGCTGTCGCATAAATTCAATCGTTGCGCTTGGTGGTTCGCCATTGGCTTCTCGTTCTGCGATGCGGTCTTCGAGTGCTTGCAGTTCCCGTATGCTCGCTTTGCTGGCAGCACGGTATGCCCGTTGCATCTTGGATATGGCTACGCCTTCACGCTCCAGCAGGTCGTTGCGGAACTTCTGACCAGCCGCGTAGATTCTAGCGGTGCCGCTGTCTACTCGCTTGAGCTGATCTCCAGCTCGTACCCGTAAAAAGGGTGGCTCTTATACACTACCCCCGGAGTGCATACGTGGTCACCATCAAAGCTCTTACCGTCTGCTTGTATCTGGTCACGCTTCGATGTTGACCAAGCAAAACCGGCATCGCCGCCCCATAGATCCCATGCAACTCGACCGGGCGAAGGATAACCAGGCTCACCAGCGCTAAAGCCTTCGGCCTTCTTATCGACTTCATGACGGGAGAAGAATGAGTACATCCGCAGGATTGTGTCTTCGGATAACTTCTCACCGTTCACAATCTGGTTTGCACGGGTCAAGCCTATGATCGTACCGCCGGGCTCACCGTCTTCATGCCATGCCAGAGCCCTACGAGCCGCATCCTGCATTCCTTGGTTCGGGATGTACTTTAGGCTGATTGACTTAGCCGGTGTGATTGTTCCAATGTTCTGGGTAGATATTGCCGTTGGGTGTAGGATGCCTTCGTCTTCTGGCGTTGGCTCCATGCTTGCAATGCGCTTTGCTTCCGCTCGGTCAATGATTCCAGCCTTAAATAGGCGCTCGGCACGTTGAGCTGCCGCGCTTAGGTCATCAGCCAATGAGCGCACCTGCGACACGTCAAACTCAAGATAATCACCGGGTTGTGTCTCATTGAAGTCCGGGAGCAGATGGATGGTAATAACGTCGGCAATGGCGCGGAATAGCGGAATCATTCCATCTTCCCATGCCGCCTGCTGGGCTCTCTCATAATTGCTGTAGGTGGACCGCTCAAGGCCAGAGCCAAGGCCCAGCACCATGGGGTTGAGTCCAAGAGCAGAGCAGATGCGCTCCTCCGGCACACGCCGGATAGCATCTAAGGCTAAGTCGTTAGGCGTTAGGGATACCCTATCCATCTTGTAGGGGCCGTTCATGACGACCACGCCGCCAGCATTATCGCCGGTTAGGTCTTCACGCATCTGGCGCTTTATCTGCCGGGCATCATCGATGCTGATGTCTACGCTGGTGTCCTTGGCATCTGGGCCAATGATGATAGACGGCATGGCGCCATTCGCCAAGAGGCCATAAGCAGCTGAGGATGCCACATTGTCGGTGCCAATCTCGCGTAGCATAGCCTGTAGCGGTGAGCGCCCAAGGCGGATATCTAGAGGCTCACGACCGTACCGCAGGTGAATCATGTCCTCGAGCTTGATGTCGAATGTACGGCCATCGGTCTGATACTTGTACATGGTGAGCGGGTTAGTGCCATCACCTACAGGTCGCACCATGTCGAACGGCAGGAACTGAAGGCCAATAACTTGACCATCGATTGTTGATCGAATCTTCCGTAGGTACGCGTTGCCGAAAAGTTTGTAGTCTTGGAGGAACCAACCCCATACGAGATTTGCAGGTAAGCCGGGCATAGGCTCGGCGATGAGCTGAAGAACAGGATGGTCAGGTAGTGCGTCTGCTTGTGAGCCATCTACAGGCCGGTAGACTTTGGCTACACCCTGTGACCAGTTCCTGACATACCAATCAATAGCCACTGCCACGATGCCGTTCAGTCCAAGGTCACCAGCTACGGCACTCCAGTCCTTATGGCTTCCAGGGAGTGCCCTGCGTAGCCGGGAGTATAGCTGCCCGTTGCCAAAGCCGGTAAGCATACGATCCATGCTTTGCGCTAAAGGAAGCGGAAGCGCCTCGGTTTGGTTGGCTACGGCTTTACGTCCAAGGAAGCGGTCAAAGATACCCATGCTCCCAGTATCCCACAAAAAGAAAAAGCCCCCTTGCGGGGGCCTGTGGGCTTGAGTGGTTTAGATTGTTTTCATCTCGTAGCGGTATGCGTCTCCGCTTACGATGTAGGTCTTGACGTTGCCGTCTTCGCTTGAGCCTTCGTAATACCAAGATGTCTCAGTGTCTGCGTTCATCTTGATGAGCGACTCTGCCCATTCACCGGCACACTGCCAAGTACCAACCGGTGCTACATCAACAACCACGCCATCCTCAGTCAACACTTGGCGAATCTCTTTGTTTGCGGTCTTCAGTTTCATATCTCTATCTCCCTGCTTGATGTAGATAATATACACCGCCCGTGTATATCTCGCAAGGGTATAGGTAGATATATTTTAGACGGCACCCCAACTCTTACGCTGGCCGCACATCTGCCAAGCATAGGCCAGTGCGTCTACTACGTCATCATGCCTACCAACGGGGAAGGATAATAGCTCATCTTCAAAGTATGCCGGGAGCCCTTGGCAGTGCATTACTTGGCTTTGCTCGTACCGGGCTTCCAGAGGCGCAAAGCGGGTCACTTTGTCACGGTCTGGCCGGATGCCCCGGATAGGTAGTTTCGTGCGCCTTAGAAGCTCCTGCACAACAGCGGCTTGATATTGCACTTGCTCGATGCCGATCATGCTAGGTTTCCACTTATCGGCCATGGCTTCGATGAATCTCAGGACAGCTGCAAAGTCTGAGCGGGTACGGTTGATGTCTCTAACGTAGATCGTGCCATCGTCACCACGGCTCACTACCGCAACGCCGGTGTAGTCGGCTTCGCTCTTGGTGCTGATGGCAAGGTCCACCCCGATGTAGGTTGGTAAGCCATCAGGGCAATCGCCGTAGCGCAGCCACTCCCGTTTGATACGCGCTCCCGCAGCATCGACGAACTCTGCCAAATACTCTTGCCTAAACGCGATGCTCGGCAGTGATTCCCCCGCCTTGCCTACTTCCTCAGCATCAATCCAAGGGTTAGCGGTAGTTGGCATCTGCCAAGACATCCAGTCGGCATCAGTAGCGGCTTGGTTGTAGAGGGTACGGAAGTAGTTGGAGCCCTTGGGAGTTGACAGAAAGAACGCGTCCCCCTTGTAGTCTGTGAGTGTTGGGCGTATGGCTTCAGTCCAGGCTTGTTCTAGATGCCTCGCCATCGCGGCTTCGTCAATGATAACCCGCTTGTACTTACGACCACGGGCAACCGTGCTAGGGTCATCCAAAGTCCAGTAATCGATAGCCGCCCCGGTTATAAGCTCGATACGTGGTGCAGGTGTTTGAACAGCTCGCCGGATCACAGGAGCATATATCCGCTTATGGTCGTTGTATGCCTCTTCTAGCAGTCTGTAGGTCGGGGCAAACCAGGCACAAGGTAGCCCGTCAATCAATACCGGGTCAGATAAAAGGTTACCGCCCAGGGTGGTTTTTCCAAAGCGTCGGCCTACTCAGCCACAGGCAAGGACGTTATAGCGCCTTGCCTGTGCCATTATCACCTGCTGTGCTTCATGAGGTCGAGGGAGAACCAATCGTATGTCAGGCATTCTTCACCCGCATGGTACAATGTTTTATATGAAAAGAGTATGTGAAACCTGTCATCGTGAATATGATACTCCACCGAGTATGCGCCCAAGATTCTGTAGTGCTAAGTGTTGTGGAGAAAGTAAGCGGAAAGCATTAACTAAGTTATGCATTGTTTGCCAAGCATCCTTCAGTACTCCACCAAGCAAAGATAGCATTTATTGCAGTAAGAGTTGTCACCGTACACATAAGAACACAATCGATAATCCATCGTGGACTCGTGATGTGTCGGGCGAGAATAATCCAATGTTTGGTGTTCAAAGGTTTGGTAAAGACAATCCGATGTTTGGCAAACGAAAAGCTGAATGTGCTTTATGGAAAGGTGGCAGGAAAGTTAGAAAAGATGGTTATGTCATCATCGCCGTTGCAGATGATTATTTGAATCCTTGTGACACATCATCATCTGGAACAAAGTATGCGTTAGAACATCGGGTAGTCATGGAACAACACATCGGTAGACCATTGTTGAAAACTGAGGTTGTCCATCATATTGATCAGAACCCAAGCAATAACAACATAGACAACCTTCAGTTATTTGCATCGCATGAAGAACATCTCCGAATAGCGCATGGCAAACGATAGCGCATTATGGTTTGTCTGCGTACTCCACGATCACCTTGACCGGGCTACCGTCTGCGCCGGTCTGCTCTACCCGGCTTGACCAGTCGGCTTTATGCTTACGTTCAAGCCACCACGCCGCCGCTTGCCAAGTCGTGCGGGTTGCATCTTGTATGACCTGAAGGTTCCGCAGTTCCGCTTCACCCTCCGCTTTTTCTACAGCGTATGAAAATTCAGAATATTCCCTAAGCCAGTTGGCAAGTGTAGTCTGATCAATACCAGCGGCAGCACAGGAAGCCCTGCGGGTGTTACCACCTCGCAGAGCGTCTGTGAGCTTGGCTACCGTTGCCGGTGTGTACTTGGTTGGTCTACCTGCTCCGGGTTGTGCTGCCATCTAGACTCTCCTCAATGTTTTCTGTAGCTGCCCACAGCAGGGCATCTCTCATCTGCTGATCGGTGATGCCTTGGGCTTTAGCCCTGCGCTTCACATCTTTATACAGCCAGCGTGTATACATCTCCGACCATACCACCACGCATCCAGCCCCAACCAAAGCACCAATAGCAAAAGGAATCATTCGGTTACATCTGCCTCTTCTAGTTCTAAAAGTCTGTAGTACAAATCCCATGATGCAACCGTTAGTTTTTCTTCAGCCTTGATGTCAAAGTTATCCCAAAGGTTGTCTTTAAAATCAAAAACCACTTCACACCTGATTTCGTGATTTTGTCCAGACTTATAAATAAGCTTCCAGTTATCATCATCAACACGCTCAAGTATTAGCGTTTTATCTAAAAATGCTACACCTTGATAATCTTTAGGCTTTTTGTTTTCCAAATGCACCAATTCGCGTTGCATCCATGACAACTGCCTTGCACACATAGCCATTGTTTCTTTAGTAACTTTTAGCTCAATCATGTTGCTACCTCCCATATCGGCTCCCCGGTTACCGGATTGTACTTACCGATCATCCAGTCTTCAGTAAACAGATCACTAGCGGTAAGCCAGATGACGCTATTGTTTTCTTTGACCTCTGTACCCTCTGCAACACTGAAGGTGTCCCATAGCTCAGAGAACCGGAAGTGTAGCCCTTCAGGCCACAAAGCCCGGCGTATAGGCTTCTCTGCTAGCAAGGCATCAAGTGCCTGGTTGTACTTCATCTTATTATCATCCAGTCTGCGGCCATGACATCAGCACCACGGAAGTAAGCCGGGCCTGCATGATGCCGGTTCCCAGCCCCGTCAAGCTTGTACATAACAAGCTGCCCGTGCTGTACGGCATAGTGGATTCTTGCGCCATCCCGGCAAAGATACTTGCCGTCCCTCATATGCACCAAGGCACCGCTAAAACCTATCCGAGCAGTGTAGTGTGCTGTTACGGGTGCAAAGCCTGCTACCTCATCGGTACACATCTGCTGGTACCCGAGGCCTTGAGCGTAGGCCAGCAGCTCCGGATTGCGTAACCACTTCTCTACTTGTTGCCGCCTAACGATATTGTCAGCGTTAGACCAACTGCCAGTAGTGGCATAGATTTCCATCGCCTGCCGGATGCGTTCTTTCTTTTCTTCGATACTAAATGCTAGTGCCATTTAGATCCTCGGCTTTCAACAAACGAGTATATTGCTTGCTACCTGCCCGTGTAAAGATTCTGCCATCGTCAGCAAGTTTAGCCAATGCTCTATTGTAAGTGGCCTTTGCAAATCCATACTCGGAAAGGTTTTGCTTGCAATCTCGTGTTGACAATAAACCTTTATTCTTCTTTAGCTCAAAAACAATAATGCTCGCGCATTGATCCAGCCGTGTATCAAACTCTGACGTTACTGCTAATGCATACGCCTCATTTAGTTTGCTCATTACTTATCTCCCTTGCATCTGTAACTACACGATCGGCATACTCCCTTGAGCGTGTCACAAGGTAAGCGGCGTACCAAAGTACTTTTAGCCGGTCTTCTTCCGCCTGGCCTTTATGCTCCTGCCGTTGAAGGTATTTGAGAATGGAGCCGGACACAAAGTCCAGCCCCCAGTCTTCGATTACCGCCAGAGCATCAAGCTTGCCGACCGTGTAGTGGTTTCTCACCTAATCGTCATATCCATTTGAATGGTCTGGGGTATCGCCAAACTTACGATATGCCGCTAGTTTTGCTTCAGATAATGACTTACCTTGTTTTGACATCAACCACTTGACATACAAAACCTTGCGCTTGCCGACCGGTACGGTCGTGTCATTGAAGCTGACAAACGATGATTTCTTTTTACTCTCCATCGAATGGATCCTCAATATCATCGACTACCGGTACAGCCTTACGCAGGGGCTTTGGTGCGGATTGCTTGAACGGCTTAACTGTCTCAATGATGTTGCCAAGCTCGCCGTTCATCTTCTGTCTAGTACCGACCACAACCTGCCACTGTTTGCCCTTGAGAGCGTTGATGTCAAGGTTTTGGTACTCAGTGCGATCCATGTGCTTACCAGTCATGCTATCTAGCAGGATGGTCAATTTCGCTTTGTCGTTACCATAGAAGGTTTTTGTAAACTGCACAAAGCGGAAGGGTTGCCCGTCATCGTCACCAACTTCGGTTGTCTCAAAAACAAACTTGAGGTTTGGTTCCATCACGTTAGGGTCATCAAACGATTTGCCTTGGATTGCTTCGATGTCAATCAAGGCACAGGTGTAGATACCTGCCTCGGCTACTGCGAACCTTTTGCCGCTGCCTTCAGCGTACGAACCATGCTGTGCAAAGAATCCCATTACTTACTCCTTCAAGCCATCGGCTTATTCACGGCACTATTGCCATGCAAACTATATACCCACCAAGGGGATAATGTCAAACCTTTATTTTTCTTGGCAATGCAGTTCCCCGCTTCATGCGGGGGAACTGTTTTGCTCTCTCATATCCCCCTAACGCCCTCCGGGCTAGGGGGGGTTCTTAGGGGGGGATTTATCCTCCTGTTCCCATTCTCTATATCTAAGGGGAACAGGTCGTTGGGAACAGGTCAAAACATACTTTTAGGGCTATAAAACTTTGCTCCCCTCTGGCCATTTATGACGTTCAACATCTCTTCATCTTCCAGCCCTTGCAGTGCTTTGACTACATCAGCTTTACGCTTCTTGATGCCTTCAGATATCTGCTGACTGGTCACGCCTGGAGTTGTATCGATGTAGTCCAAGATAGCCTGATCCATGCTCTTCTCAGCTGTAGCAACGTCAATGCGCTGAATCTCCAAATCGTTTGGAGTGTTAGCGTGAATCTTAAACTCAAAGTTTAGTTGGTCTTCAAATGGACTACGCCGTTGCTTCACGGTCTTGACCGTGTAGTGTCCAAACTTGTTTTCGATTGACAGCACGGTTTCTGCCTGTGCGGCTATCTCTACTGCCCCGCGCATACTTTCATGCCCCAGTGACCCTGTAGCGCCCTTACGGGCATGGTGTAGAACCACGAGCGCCGCTCCTGCATCCGTAACCTTTTTGAAGTGCTGATAGAGCTGCGACATTTCGGAGTTGCTATTCTCATCTAGGTTATGAACCCGGACAAAAGTATCAATAATGACGATGTCTATCGAATGTTCTTTGACAAAGTCGATGATGTCTTCAAGGTCATCCGGATCCGTAAACTTGATGTTTTCATTCACAAAAGAATGCAGCCCTCGGCAGGCTTCAGGGTAGAGCAGGTGGAACCGGTTATTGTATTCACCTACGCCCATCTCTTCGTTGACGTACAGAATCTTTGACACGACACAAGGGGCAAGGCTCATCCACATCCCGCCACACTGAGCAGCTCGCACAAGGTCTGCCGCCATCCAAGACTTGCCGCTACTTGGTGGGCCCGCAAAGTAATGGATGGCTTGACGGGCTATTACGTGCGGCACGATCCATTCTGTGTCCCGGCTCTTAGCCGCTTCTTCCTGCAACCTGTCCCAGTCCCAAGGTATCTTTTTCTTCCGTGCTACCTTTGGCTCCAGGGACTTAGCACGATCCGCTAATAGTTGTTTTACGGCTAGTTCTTTGGTAACCATCTCGCGTACGCTAAGTGACCATTCAGCCCAAGCCCGTCCGACCTTTTCGCTGATTTCAAACGGCTGTAAAGCCGGGTCAAGCCAGTTGCGGTTGAATCCTTGCGCCGCTTCCAGCGCTCCATCGTAATCTAGCCCAGTGCTACGCAGGTATCCGACATAAGCCGTGATGGCATTGTCTCTGCCACCGTAAGGCCCGCCGCCTTCAGGGTGCCGTTGATACAACTTGGCAAGGGTGCCATCACCTGACGGCTCACCCGGTTGACGCTCTTTACGCTCCGGCTTGATGTCCGGTACAAGGGGGATATCCCAAAAGTCTTTATCCAAAGTAATGCTCCATAATCTCCGGCAGGTCGGCTCTGACAATAGCCAGCAGGAATGTCCATCTTGCATCAGCCTTTGACTTAATGCAAGCCTGTTCAAGCTCAAGAAAGAAAGTATCAAGGCATCCGGTATAGCGTCCGGAAGCGTGGCGTATCATCGGGCTTGCGTGTCCCAGCTCGCCAGCCTTAGCGGATGCCAGCAGGGCATCAAGCCTAGAATCGCCAAACTCCGCAACCACCAAGGATTCCTTGTAGGTTGGCTTCATGCCGCCACCCTTCAGCAGCTCCACGGGCTTAGGGTTATCAACATCCTTCCAGTTGATCGTCCCCGGTACGCGCAGTATGCGATCTACGTTGGACACGTTATCGGTGCCGGGTAGTACTGCATTCGCAAAGCTCCTGACCTTGGCCTCAACCGCTGTGCGTTCTTTGGGGGAAGATACCCGCATGGGTGTAGGTGCAACTTTGTAGCCGTGCCAGCC